ACTCTTACAGATGGTACTTTGGTGGCTACACCTAACGCAGCATTTGAAGTAGGAGCAGAACTTTACGTTATCGATGCTGAAGGTAACCCACAACCTGCACCAGATGGAGAGCATACTCTCGATAATGGTAGTGTTGTAGTTACTGTTGGCGGCTTCATTACTGAAATGAAAGAGGCGGAAGTAGCAGAAGAAGAAATGAGTGCAGACATCGCAGCGGTTATCGCAGCAATGGATGAGCAGTTGACATCTATCAAGAATCAACTAGCAGAACGTGACACGCAGTTGTCAGCAGTTACAGAAGAATTAAGCGCAGTGAAAACTGACTTGACTATCGCAACTGCTAAGGCTACTGAATTGTCAAGAAAAGCAGCGGCAGTATCTATCAAAGATGAAACACCTGCGGCTGAAATCTCAGCAGTAAATTTTTCAAAAAAACAAACTAAAAACGACAGAATCCTAAACAAGATTATGTCACTAAAAAAATAATAAGAAATGGCTACATCATTAACTATTAGCAGTTCGTCGTATGCAGGTGCGTTAGCACTACCATACATCCAAGCTGCTATTCTATCGGGCGATACTCTAGCTAACGGCTACATCGCTATCAAAGAAAACGTAAAGTACAAAGCGGTTATCAAGAAACTTTCATCAAGTGGATTGGTTGTTGCTGCTACTTGTGATTTCACAGTCGCAGGTTCTGTTACTCTAGCGGAAACTACACTTACAACTACTGACTTGAACACAAACGTTGAGCTTTGCAAAAAGCAATTCGTTCAAGATTGGGAAGCTTACAACACGGGTGCAGGTTTCATCAATGACCAAGTGCCAGTTGAGTTCGCTGACTTTATGTTGGCTCACATCGCTGCAAAAGTTGGAGAGGCTATCGAGTTTAATTTGTGGCAGGGTAACTTTGATGCTGCGTCTTCAAATGCAACACCAACTTACACTGCTTTCACGGGTCTTCTTCGCACAATTGACAACGCGAAATCAGGTACTCCTGATGTTGACTTCTCTGCTGCTACTTCTGCGTCAAACGTTATCGCGCAAATGCAATCAGTATTGGCTGCTCTACCATCTACATTGATTGGCAAGACAGATACTGTTAAGCTTTATGTTAACCGTAAGACTGCTCAGTTCTACCGTCAAGCAATCAACACACTTGGCTATCAGTTCACATACAATGCAACGGGTGAAGCACCAGTGCTAGTTGATGGATATGAAATCTATGTTTGCCCAGGTATTCCAGACTCAACAATGGTTGCTGCTGAAGCTGACAATTTGTTCTTTGGTACTGATCTATTGAGCGACTTGAACGAGGCGAAAGTGATTGATATGTCAATGACTGACGGTTCAGACAACGTGCGTATTGCAATGCGTTACCGTGCAGGTACTGCTATCGGTTTCGGAGCAGACATCTCTTTGGGATACGTTAATCCATAATTGAATTTATAAACTTAAAGAACGGGTGGGCGTTAAACACCCATCCGTTTTTTTATTAAAAAAAAAATACTATGTGTAATTTAACAAGAGGATTTGGTCTTGGATGTAATGATACAATCGGTGGAGTGAAGGCTCTTTATTTCGCTGATTGGGAAGATGTAGTAGCAGGTGTTGCTTACGATGCTACTAGCGGTCAAGTTGAGGTGTTGCCTACAATGACTATCTACAAATATGTGCCACACCGTAACACGGGAAATTGGGTTGAAGAAACAACTGCAAACTTGGACACTGGTTCTGTGTTTTGGACATCTACAATCTCTGCTTCATTGAAAGAACTTAGCCAAGTTAAGCAGGTAGAACTTCAAAACTTGGCCTATGGTCGTTGGGTTGTTTTTGTTGAAGATGCTAACCAAAATATTTGGATGGTTGGAACGCAGGAAGGTGTACTTGTTAGCGGTGGTAACGGCTCAACGGGTGCGGCTAAAGGTGACTTGAACGGTTACACTTTGACTCTTTCAGCAGAGGACAGATATCGCGCTCCACGTTTGGAGAGTTATACTACTGTTCCTTTTGATAATGCTACATTTGGCACTATCACAATCGAAGATTAATTCGTAAATTAGTAGCGGATGAATTGAGAGATTTGTCCGCTACTTTATATTGTTCTTATATGGTATATCTTTTACCGAATACTGCAAGTCAGACATTGTATCTGTCACTTTACGAAGGGCGTTATACATTGCCTGACTTTACGCATTATATGCTCTCGATTATCAGAGAAGAAAATAGTGAGACTGGAGACAAGTTGAACCAAGTTCCCACTATCGTTACAGATGGCAGCGGATACACTCGAATCGTAGTTACAACTGTCACACTTACACAAGCAGGTAGATATAGATATGTCGTTTATGGACAAAATTCGTCCACAAATACAGATGAAGAAGATGCTTCGGTAGTAGGCATAGTGGAGATTGGTTACTTAGAACTTACAGATAGCGGTTCATATTATGACGTTATCGAAACAACATCAGCAAATGATATCATCATTGATTAATAACACCACATCAATTAAACTCTCATCTAACTACACGCAAGTGTCAAGTGATGAAAAGGAATCCTCAAAAGGATGGGTTGACTACGGTGATAGAAATGGATTTCCACAGTACTGCATCGAACTTGCAGACCAATCACCAGTACACGGAAGTCTTATCCGTTCAATATCTCAAATGATTGCAGGTAAGGGCATCACTTCGAAAGATGTTGGTACTGCTTCGCTCATCAAGTCACTTGGATTTGATAGGTTGACAGACAATACTTCTATTGATCTAGAACTTCACGGTGGTTTCTTTTGGCAGGTGTTGTGGACATTGGGCGGTGAGTTGTCATCTGTTGAACATTTGCCTTTTGAGAATTGCAGAATCGGAATCAACCGTGAGAATGGAGATATAAACGGTGTGTGGTATTCGAATGATTGGGCGAATTTGAAGCGTAAAAGAAACGCTCCTAGATTCATTCCGCTATATTCAGAAGCTACCAAAAAAGACAGTCCTAGACAAGCATACTTCTGTTTCAAGAACAGTTCAACGGCTAACTATTATGGTAAGCCTGACTACATTTCGTCACTTAACTACATCGAGTTGAGCAGACAGATAGCACTCTTTCACGTTAACAATATTCAGAACGGTCTATTCCCTTCTATGGTTGTTTCGATGAACAATGGAGTGCCTGAGACGCAGGAAGAAATGGACATTGTACGCAATGACATTGAGCGCAATATTAGCGGAGCAGTTAACGCAGGTAAGTTTATCTTAATGTTCAATGAGAACAGAGATAGAGCAGCGGAGTTCACTCCATTTCCAATCACAGATGCAGATAAACAATACCAATATTTAGAGGACACTTGCACTCGCCACATTATGATTGCGCACCGTGTCACTTCTCCACTTCTTTTTGGTATTCGTGAGGGCGGTGGACTGGGTTCGAATAAAGATGAAATGGAAGCGGCTCTCAAGATATTTGATGAGCAGGTTATCCAACCATCACAAAGACTTATCACAGATTCAGTTGAAGAAATACTACAAGCGGCTAACTCATCGAGTGCGGTTATCATTGTAGGCAATAATCAAGAACAGACAGACGCTGAAATAGGCGTAGACAATGCTAAAATGATGTCAGCTATTGACATTATCGCAAAGGTTCAAGAAGGTAAATTGACAGAGCAACAAGCGTCTATCTTTTTAACTGAATTTATAGGATTGCCAAGTGAAGTTGTAACATCTTTTTTCAATCCAATAGCGGCAGAGTTATCGGTTCAACTAAAAAAAAAAGTAGCAACTGAAACGTGCTGCACGAAGGAAGCACCAGAGTTCACGGTTGAAGAAGAAGACAAGTGGCTAAATAAGTTGAGTGAACTTGGAGAGATAGTAGACGAGGAAGAATGGGAGTTGATGAGTGAAGAAGAAGCAGGAGGTAGTGCTGACGAGCTTGAATATTTCAAAGGACTGAAGAATGTTAATATGGCTTATGGTTCTTATGCAAATGCGAATGAAGCAAGTGAATGGGGAGATAGTGGTTTGTACAAGTTACGTTACAAATACTCTGAAAATATCAGTGCTAATTCTCGTAGGTTCTGTAAGCAGATGGTAGGAGATAGTTCAAATGGTAGAGTGTTCAGATACGAGGACATCGCAGATATGAGTAGCAACGGAGTGAACGGTGAGTTCGCAGCAGAAGGACAACAGACCTACGATATTTTCACTTGGAAAGGTGGCGCATACTGTCATCATTCGTGGCTCAGAAGAATCTACTTCAGAAAAAGAAAAGACGGTAAATTTTTACCAAACAACGGACTTAAAAACGACGAGCGTGTAAAGGATAGTGGACTAGATTTCTTGAAGCCTAAAGGCAAAGAATCAATAAGACCAATAAACACACCGAATCGCGGCTCACTTAAAAACATAGACTAATGGCAGAGATTTGTATCATAGACGAGAACTACGTTAAGAAGTACACCAACGTAAACGGTGCGGTTGATTCTAATCGCATCTATGCGGCTATCTATCTAGCGCAAGACTTACACATCGAGCAGTATTTAGGTACTGACTTGTGGGAAAAAATCAAAGATGATAGCGCAGACGCATCGATAACGGGTGTGTACTTGACACTTCGAAACGATTACATCCGTAAGGCGTTAGTATGGTTCGTGATGGTCGAACTTTTACCTGCTATGTACTACCGTCAAGACAATGGATCGTTAGTTAAACGCACATCAGAAGATTCAGAAGTTATAGCACAAAGTGAACTTGATAGATTAATAGACGATGCGAGAGGAAAGGCTTTGCACTATACTAAGAAAATGGTTGACTATCTTTGTCACAATAACAATTCATTCCCTGAATATTCATCCAATTCATTTCCCGATACCACTCCAGTCAAGAATGTTTACGGCAGGGGCAAGATGGTATTCAGCACTGGCAATTCAGTATCTACAAGAAAAAATTTCCCATATGATAACAACTACGACTGCAAGTGGTGGCGATAAAAAGAAAAGAGGCAAGGCTATCCGCAAGGAGGTTGAAGCTAAACTCAAAAAATTCATAGCTGATAAAAAGAAAAACTAGTGTGCTATGAGAGATGATTCGCTATCCATATTTTATCCATATCTTGACTTACTTAAAATGAAAATGCCGCTATTGATTGCCATCAGTTGGTCTAGCTTGGCAGCGTTTTTCAATACTTATTTCTTTGATGATTGGTCATTCCTTATCTATCTGGTCATAATGATTGCGATAGACACAATGCTAGGTATTTGGAAGGCTTGGAAGTATAGTGTTCTAAGTAGTTCAAGGTTCGGCGGTATGGTTATTAAGAGCGTTTTGTATGCGTTCTTCCTAGTAGTTGTGCACAATCTAACAAACTTCAGTACTAACGAA